AAAAGAAAGGTGAAAAACTTGTCTTCGAGGTAGCAACTACTCCGGAGCCGGTTTCTGCTGATATCTCGGTATTGCAATCTAAATTGGATGATGCGTTGGCTCAGATTCAAGCTCTGACCGAAGCCGCTGAAGCCAAAGAGAAAGAGCATGCCGAGGCGTTGGCAACAGAGAAAAAACGTGCTGACGATGCTGAGGCTGCGCTGGTAGCCGCAACCAAGAAGGATAAGTAATCATGGCAGTGCAGATAACAGCGGCGCAGGTTAAACAGCAGTTATCTGCGCTGGGTTATGCCATTCCTGACTTCATGATTGATGCCTACCTATGCAAGTTGGAAGGCATTAGCCAGTGCCTAAATGCGGCGGGCTACGATGATTGTGATCTTATGTTGATACAAGTTTACGCCGTCACTCTTATGGCGGTAACGGCTTTCAGCCAGCGCATAAAATCACAGTCAGCGCCTTCAGGGGCATCGCGGTCATTCGACTACAGCGGTGATATAAAAACCATGCGGAATACGTTGGCGGCATTGGATACGACCGGATGTACCGCAGGGCTCCCAATTGATGTCGGTAGCAGCGTGGGATTCTTTGACGTAGTGGGGGGGTAGTATGCCTGAGACAACTGAAGAGCAAGGGGACGTACTAGATTGCGAGAAATGCCCGGATTGTCCCGGTTGCCCTGACCAGTATGAGGAATATCTCTCATGAGCGCAGCAGCCAATTGGAGCTACACCGCTGTTGCCACGCTATGGCGAAAGCTGGGCAGTAATGATGATGGTGAAATCTGGTCAGAGCCCATCAAAATTTGGTGTGACTATGGTGGCGATGCATCAGGCCGGCTGGGTGATGTCGGTCTGGAACTCGTGATTAAAAACACGTTCTGGACCGAATACGCCGAGGCGAGGCAGGGGGATTACATTCTCATTGGCGAGTCATCCGTGGTTAATCCATTGGAGGCGAATGCGGACGAGGTTCGACACGTTATTCGATATGCCGACACTTTCGATCGCATCGCTGATGATTTCGCGATAATTACCGGAGTCTGATATGGGGGTGAAGGTTAAAGGCATCGAACAGGCACAGCGCAAGCTGGACGCGCTTGTGGGTGATGTGCAGGGACGCAAGGCCGTCAGGGCCATGCAGTCAGCCCTGTTGATTGGTGGGGCGCAGGCGGCGTTGTATACCCCAATTGACACATCCACGCTCATCAACTCTCAGTACCGTGAAATAGAAATCAAAGGCACGCGCCTAACCGGCCGGGTTGGGTACTCCGCAAATTATGCTGTTTATGTCCACGATCCTAATGTTCATCAGAAATTCCGCAGGGCCACAGCGCAGAAGGAATTTTTGAAAAAAGGGTTTGAGGAAACAAAGACGCAGATTGACGCTGCTATTTATCGGGAGTTGAGTCTATGACGCCCGCGATGCATTACCGGGTAAAAGACCTGTTAGAGGGCACCGGCCTTACCGAGGGTTTCACTGTGCAAAGCCTCCTGTGGGAGGACAGCGGGAAGATCACTGACCGTTTTATCGTTGTTCGGCCATCGGGTGGTAGCAACATTGATCCCACGCTCTCATCTGATTATTACGTGTTGGTTGACGTGATCTCAGCCAAGGGATTAGCGGAATACAAAAAAGCCGACGCAACCGTACAGCGAATTATTGAGTTCGTGCAGCAAAACCCCGTGAATCCGTGTGTTGGCAAAATTGACAACCTCGGCGGCATCCCGTCGCCAGTGACAACCACAGAAAAGCGGCTGGTGTATCGCCTGCAATTCGTATGCACCTACGGCGAGTAACTGCCAAATCATCCAACAAGCTGCCAATCGGCGGCTTTTTTAATTTATGAGGTATACAAATGCAAGGTTGCTCATCCAGCTTTGACCGTTTAATTGGCCGCGAGAAGACGCTTGAGTTGGCATATGGTTGCCCGGGACTTGTCCCAGCGGATGCCGATTGGAAACTTCTTGGCCTGCCAACGTCAGCAACATGGGACATGAACCCTGAGGCGCTGAATTCTGATGCCGACGATGGTGGCTTTACATCAACCATGATCGCCAGCCTCGACCCAACTTACTCAATCGATGGTGAGGTTCGGGTGAACGACCGCACTGACGAATTTGGCATTCAACAGTTCCTGCAGTACTACGTCAATGAAGTTAAAGCACGACGCCAGCCAACCGTATGGATGCGATTCCACTGGGGTAATTTCTATCATATTGGCTATATGGTTGTTTCCGGATTCAGCGATGGTGGTGGCGTTAAAGAAATCGTCACCTACAGCCTGGAGCTGAAACTGAACGAAGGCACAACCTTCCAAATCATCCCAGACGGCGAAAATATTTTCGTAACTGGTGTGACGGTGACCCCGGCAACATCCAGCGGCGCTGTCAATAGCACGGTACAGCTCACAGCGAACGTTCAGCCGGTCAATGCGACAGACCAGTCTGGTGTGTGGAAGAGTTCCGATACTGCCAAGGCAACGGTAAGCAATACAGGGCTGGTCACCCGCAAGGCCGTGGGCAGTGCCGATATTACCTTTACCACCAATGACGGCGCAAAGGTTGGCACCTCCGCCATTACCATCACTGCGTAATCAAACCAAAGGGTAGCGGTGCTGCCCTTGCTTTTGCTTATGGAGAAAAACTATGACGCCATTTAAAGAGATCGGCGAGAGCGTGATCAGCGACGGTGATAACGATTATTTCTTTCGCCCAAGCTTTGCCGCTATGGCAAAAGTCGGTGAACCGCAAGAAATCGTACAGGCTTTTTATGACCTGCATAACGACGAAGCGACACCCTTGCTCACCAAGGCATTAGAAGCCTACGGGTACGTCCCCGCATGGCTGGCCACGTTCATCGGCAAACCGCAGTTTTCCAGGCAAGCCATTATGGCGGCAATGAAAGTGCTGGTGGCCTGTTGCGACCGCGATCCCGTGCCGCTGATTGGCGAAATAGTGCCGGGCAAGTCTGGGAAGTGGGCATTTGTCTATCGCAAGGGGAAAATGGAATTGTTGGATATGATCCTGGTTGCACAATCCCTGATGACCCATGGTGTTATCGGTAAGGCCAAAATCAGGCAGCTACAACGCCATGAGGTAGGCGAGGCGACGAGCGAATTCAAAGCCATTGAGTATATCAGCTCGGCCCGCAATCACTTCGGCATGAGCCGCGCAGAGGCCGAGCAGTTAACCATGACTGAGTTCACCATGCTGATCGCCAACAAGTATCCGGACCAGAAGGGATACACCCGGGAAGAATACGACCAGGCCGCTGATGATTTCTTTGAGCGCAGAAAACGGCGGCTGGCTAAGGTGGCGTAGCCCACTCAGGTGGGCTTTTTGTTATGCGAAATCAAATCTAGTACCTGCCTAAGGTTTGCGCTTTCTTTTTCGATTTTATTCGCGAGCTTTTCTGCTGCTTGGAACAGAATGGACATGACATGCTCCCTTTCCTCGTCAGAGATATTGGCGAAATCGTCATGCTTGATGGTTCCAAGAACATGGTCGACAGCATGCTGACTTAGGGAGGAAAAGAAAAGAGTATTACTAATTATCTCAATGATTTCAGAGTTCATAGAGCGTCCGTTGGCCTTGGCTCGTTCGGCTATCGCATCGCGCATCCCGTCAGGCATTCTGACCGTAAATCGCTCGATAAAATTCTGGTCTTCTTTCTCAGACATATTTAGGGGCCGCAATTATTTATGCAAAATAATGTAGCATCATATTGACATCACCCACAATGACATCATAATGATGTCATGCATCAAAGTGATGCTATCAGAAGAAGGAGGAAGTAAATGCAAGATGTACTTTATACCGGGCGCAAAAACGATAGCTTCCAGCTTCGCCTGCCTGGACGCATGAAAGATGAGATCCGCCGCATGGCAGAGATGGATGGTATTTCGATTAACTCTGCGATTGTGCAGCGTTTGGCGCGGTGTTTGCGTGAAGAGAGGGCTAATGGTCAGTAAAAACGGCGAAACCCGGCAGTGTGGGGACACTAACCGGGCTTCTATTTGTCAACTATTTTCGGAGTAATCGACATGTCGAGTATAGCAACGCAGATCACCACTATCAATGTGCCGTTTCATGGCGCTGATTTATTTGTCGTAAATCATGATGGCGAGCCTTATACACCGATGCGTCCTATCATCGATGGTATGGGATTGACTTATCAAGGGCAGGCGGAAAAACTGAAATCGCGTTTTGCCAAAGGGGTCAGGGAAATCATGATCCCTACGAAGGGGGGCGAGCAAACGATGCTTTGCCTCGCTTTGCGCAAGTTGAACGGCTGGCTCCAGACGATAAGCCCCAACAAAGTTAAGCCCGAAATCCGCGAGAAGGTCATCCAGTATCAGGATGAATGTGACGACGTGCTTTACGACTACTGGACGAAAGGCCAAGTTACCAATCCCCGCAAAATGAAGAAGGGCTTGCCCGGAAAAATCACACCAGAGCAGCAGGAAGCAATCAAGCAGTTGGTTCTGACTCGTGGCAAGAGCGTGCCACAACAGTATCAAGCCAAAGCGACGATCACCCTGTGGTCAGCCTTGAAAACTCACTTCGGTTGCACCTACAAGGAAATTAGCGAAGAGAAATTTACCGAGGCATTGTCGCTGGTCTCACGCATTCCACTGGAAGGAGAACTGCTGGAGCGCGAAAACGTACAGCCAGCAAAAGAAAGTCCCAATCCGATGAACTGCCGCATTCTGCATACCTACAATGAATTCGGCATCATTGTGGGTGCTCAGGTAGCCAAAGAGGATGAATTCCTTACTAGCGCCCAAGGATTTGCGCAGATAGCCCGTAGGCGCGGATATGTCATGGTCAAGGCTGAGGATTTCATCGGGCTTAGCCTCAGGTAAGTAAACATCCCACCATAACCTCACATCCGTGGGGTTATTTTTCGTTGCCACCGCGGCACCCTCTGCTAACATCAGACCATCTTTTACTGATGGGAATAGGGATATGAAGAAGGTACTAATAATTATACTGTGCTTGGCATCACCATGTTACGTGAGCGCCCATATATTAAGTGCAGAAGAAGTTTCTGCAGCTGAGGGAGCGGTAAGAGGACAGGTGAAAGAGGCTGATTCGTTAGTGTTTACTCATTGGGAGCATCCAGATGCCGGTAATAGTAGTATTTATTGCGGAACTGTAAAGGGTAAAAACTCATACGGCGGGGACACAGGGAAAAGGATATTTTCCGTTTTCTTGGTTAAAAATGATTCTGGTGAAGCCAAAGCTCTCCCCTTGGGAGACGATCCATTAAATGGAGATGAAACTTCGCAACAAGT